CATCCATCTCAATCTCATGTGCTAGTTGCTTGTCGACGAAGAAGACTGCTTCAGGAGTGCTTCGTATTGCTGCAACGCCGTAGTACCCTCTCCAGTGTTGTTCACCTTCGTATTCACTTTCGGTGCCGTCTTTACGGCCGGCTTCTCCGATTTGAAATTTACACCACTCTCGTCAGCTCCTTTGCTCTCCTTTTGCTTCTTCTTCATCTTTTTCTTTTGATTCTTCGATAGAACAGCGGGCTCCGTTGTCGCCTCGCTAGCTTTAGCATTATTATTATTATTGTTGTTGTTGTTGTTATTGTTGTCAATATCATCATCATCATCATCATCTACACCTACGACAGGTTTCAGACTAAGCGCACCAGCAGCCATTGCCACTTTCTGAGTCTTCTCAAACTTATTCTTGACGCCTTCTTCAGTCTTCTTAATGAAATTATTTGTGACTGCCTGAAAATTCTTGACTGTATTTGCGAATTGCTCACCATTTGGCAAAGTTGCGAGCGTCTGCTGCATAGCTGCTATCATAGTCTTCATAGTTTCCTGCTGTTGAAGAAGGTTTTGCAAGGCCTCCATATCGACGGCCTTCTGTGCCATCTTATCAACTGCCTCCACTTGATTTTCTGTCTTTCGCTTAGCTGCTTCATCACTCACGTACTTCTGCACTGATGGCAACATTTGATTTATTGTCATTAGTATTTCGGATATCACTGCATTCTTATGGCGGAAATCATCAAAGATCTTTTTCAACTCATTCGTCTTGGCAGGGTCCTGATCAGGTTCTCCACTGTAGTTATAGAAATCATCACCGGCTTTGTTGGCGCTCTCGCCAGAAATTCTCCTAGCAATTTTCCACACCTGCGCGGCAGTTAGAAATCTTTTACACGGTGTCAACTCCCTTTCCTTTGTTATCTGCTCAATCAAAATCTTGACATTCTCCACTTCAGCTTTCAAATCATCATCAGACATCATAACGAGAACTTGTGCTCGATCATCATTTGTCAATTTCGGTGACTCATCGTCAGCAATTTGCTCATTCTTAAACATTGATGCCCATGATTTTGGTCTAGACTGTTTCTCCTCTTTCGCCATCGCTTCCATCAACTCCTGATCCACAGCCTGTTGTGCGGCTCGTTCAGCTTTAGCTTTGATATCT